AGGAAAAAGAAGGTACGGATTGGGGCGAAATCTTTGGCCATGCTGTCCGATTTATGATTCTTTGCTGGTCTTTGGCAATGATGACTCTCGGATATATGGACAAGATTCGTAATGATGGTGCGTTTTTGGCCGGATTGACCAGTGGGGTCTTAGGCAGTTATGGTATCTCCGTTAACAAAAAGAAACCTACAAACGCTGCTAAGATAGTGGATAACAAAGACACCAACGTAGGAATCAAATGAAAAAACTATTTGCATTGCTTTTATTTTTTCCATCTGCTGCCTTTGCAGATATAAAACAAGAGTTTGTTACGTCTGCTCAGATTACTGTTGATATGCCATATGTAGTTACAAATAAAGTAGGTACAACATATTCATTAAGTGGAAATAATATTACACCATCTGTAACTGTAGGAGATACAACAACATCTGGAAAGATTGGTGGAATAAATGTTGGCAGTTTATCTGACGGAGTGCCAGCAATGATTCAGACAGATACTTCGATTACAACTGCTGGTTCTTCTTTCTCAAAAACAGAATCGGTAATTATGGGTGATGCCACACCTTCTGCAGTAACACCAAGTTCGGGTATTGCGTCATTACCAGTTTTAGGCGGACAGACCACAATAGGAAGTGGCGGTACTGCAGGCAGTTTAGCACTTACGTCATTGAGTTCAGGTATTCATACCTGCACCGCCGGTGGAAGTGGTACTAGCTGTATTGGTTCTACAAAAGTGACAATCACAATAGATTGAAAAAACTTTGGTTATTACTTATAATATTTTTACCGCTAAGAACCCTTGCTACACCTGTGGTTCCACAGTTTCGTTCAGGTTCGCAAACCACCTCTTCAACAAGCCAAAGTGTTATAAATGAAACGATTACATCATACCAATACAGAACTGGTTACTCGTATGCAGCAAGTGGACATAATATCGAAGCTACAACAGGAAGTATCAATCCTACTCCTACGTCTTCATCAACCCAAACAGTTGGAGGGGTAACATTTAATTGGACAAGTCCAAATCTGGAATCAATCCCTCGCTGGCAGATTGCAACAGATGGCGCAGCATTTTCCATACAAGAAACACTCATAACCCCCGGCCTAGACACAGTTACAAACATACAAAGAACCATAACAACTTCAACAACTTCAGAAACCACAAGTACCTTTGGTCAATAATATTTTTACTTTTACCTATAAAGCCTTTATTTGCAAATACAACGGTTAGTAGTCCACAAAGTCAGAGTACAGGGGTAGTTAACAACAATGCCACAATGATAACGCCTTCCAGCCTCCCACAGAACCGCTACAGCCAAGGAATTGTTTGTACATCTCCTAGTCTTACTATTACACCATATCTAACAGATGCATGGTCATTTAACAGACCAATAGAAACTGTTACCAGACAAGCAATCTATGATGAAGATACTGGCGACATAAAATATTACCAAGAAACACCACGATTTGAAAAAGATAACTACAACTTAAATTATGGAATAAGTATGCAGTTCAATATTCCACTTGGTAATGGTGGTGAATTATGTAAAGAAGCAGCAAAGGTAAACATAGAAGCACAGAAACTTCTTATCAAGAAAACACAATATGAAATAAGTTTGTTTAGGTTAGAGCAATGTGCCAAGCAAGCAAAACTTGGGGTAAGCTTTGTTGCTGGAAGTCCTAGTGCAGTAACTTGCCAAGATATTATAATTACAGTACCGCCAAACCAAGTATTACCGCACAAACATATAATTAAAGAGTAGACGAGCAACGGGTATTACACTCATCTACAGATATTTATTTTACCTCTTTTTTTTTCTTGGTCAATTTAGAGATAATCTGTTTTACAAGAGGTTTTACAATATTAATAAGAATCGGAGTGCTAGCGGCAACCACAGCAATAGCAGCAGCATTAGTAATAGCAGGGACATTAGGTATGTACTGCTCGGTAAAGCTGGTGTCCTCATACAAAGTAATGCATTTGCTTCCATCTTCGTTTAATTTATGCCCGACAACACGTTCTAGTCTTTTATCGTTACGAAAATCTCCAACACGTTGATCTTTTTCTGGATCAGGACATTTTATAAAAAACTCTTCATTTTTCTTTGCTTCTTTTTGTGTGACTGGTGGTTTTGGTTCAGGTATATCAGGCTCACTTGATGTTATCGGTGTATCCTCTGACATTATCAAACTGTTTGGTTGATAATTCATTGGATTAAAACTTGGAAATGGTGCATCACAGACAGTAAATACACCATTAGGGTCATCAAGTAATAAGTTTCTATTACCAGTATTTTTTACATCTCTATGTTGGTATGTACAGCCCGGAACATTTATTGTAAGAGGTATAATGTCTACTGGCTTTGTAAAATCATATATTGGTTGTATTTGTATGTCAGGGATATTTAAATCTGGAATACTCATTAAAGAGGCATTGCAGGAAAAGTTTCTTTAGGCATTTGCAATGGTATTTCTTCCATTATTTTTTCTTGTAAATCACCCATAAGTTTGTTTTTTAAATCTCTTTCAAACTCTGGACTACCCATATAGCGTATTGCAACGAAACCAAAGGCAGCCATTGACCCTGATAATAAAAGAGATAATAATGAAGCTACTTGACAAATTTTATTAAACATATGTTAAAAGATGCTTTTATAAAGGCACTTATGCCTGTCACTATTATAACTTTTTGTGCAATCTGTGCATTAGCACCTTTATATGTGACTATGGGGGTAATGACAAAACAAATGCAAGAAACAATTAATGCAGACTGAACTTATTGAGATGTTTGCAGTTCCTTTAACTGTATGTACATATGAACAGAGTATTTTTCAAGAACTTAAATTTATAGAAAATTTAGAATTTAAAGAAAACATACAAGGTCTTACAAGAATTTCAAAAGATTTTTTTATTTTAAATAGACCAGAACTTGCTAATTTGAAAAAATTTATAGAGCATCAAATAAAATTATATGTAAAAAATATTTATGGGTCAGATGATGTAGTCGTAATTACTCAATCATGGGTGAACAAAGCTAAAAAAGGAGACTTTCATCAAAATCATACACATTCAAATAGCTTGATAAGTGGTGTTTTTTATCCTCTATTAGATGAAACATTACCACCAATAATGTTTAAAAAATTTACAAGAGAAATCTCTTTAAATACAACAGAAAAAAATAAATTTAATTCAGATATTTATAAATTAAACCTTAATTCAAAAAGTCTTGTTTTATTTCCAAGCAACATAACTCATGGCGTTCCTATCAATAAATCAAATAATTTAAGATATAGTTTGGCTTTTAATACTTGGCCTAAAGGAATAATCGGTAATAAAAATGAACTTTCTTATACTTTAGAAAACTAAGACCAAGGAACACCTGTTGCAGTAGTGGGTGTTAAAATTTCAGCAACCTCAGCTTTTAGCTGTGTTTCTAATTCTCCAACTCTTGTGGAACCTATTGAATCTTTAACCCATGACATAACTGTTGCACTATCAAGACTTGCAAAAGCCTTAAAATCACTTGGTAATGACTCAGGTTTTATAAAGTTAACCTCACCCGTTCTTCTTGCCTTTTCTACTGAATCAGAGAAACCTTTTATTCTATAAATTATTTTTGTAACGTATCCATCTGATACATCACGTTCCATTGTGTTAATTTCCCAAGAAGTTGTAACAGCCATGTCAAATTAATATTTATACAGATTCTACTTTATTATTAGCATTATTCAATTTTTCTAACTTTTCAATACCACCCTGATCTTTTATTATCTGTGCAACGATAGTATTTCTATCTTGCTGTAATTGATTGATTTTTTGTTGTGCCTCCTGTTTTACTTGCTCAATATCTTTATCAAGTATTTCTATTTTTTTTGTATTAAATTCAATAGATTCTTTTGTTTCTTGCAAAAGTTCTTCAATAGTCATAATTTTAATTTGTGTTTACCTAGTATATTAGGCTGCTTCTAATTTTTCAACTTTTTCAATAAGTGCCTTTAGTCCAGCAGCTAACATTGGAACTATTTTGCTGTGATCTAATTTTTGATAGATTGGCATACCATTTAAAGCAACTTGATCTTTTTCACCTTTGACAGCAGTAGGTACAATATCAGATACTTCATGTGCATAGAATCCCTGACTTAAAATTTGAGGTGTTTCTATAAAATTAAAATAATAAGGTTTTAATAATTTAACTTTTTCGATTGCGTCATCAATAGGCCTTTCGTTTTCCTTTAGTCTGTAGTCTGATCCTGTGTTATAAGTAACTGAAGAGTTATCCATTGAAATATCTCCGACATTATTTGTAGGATTATCTTTATCAAAATCAATACAAGTTACTGAACCAGAAGTGCTTGATTCTTTTTTAAATAATATTTTTTGATCGTTAATTATCTGTATTCCAAAAGAATTTGTAAGCATCTTTTGAACACCATCAGCATAGAGCCTTACCACACTATTTCTTAAACACTGTATAAAGGTATCTCCATCACCGTCATAAAACTCCATTTTTGAACCAGAACCATGATTTCCTGTGTCAAGACCTTCAATAAATGGAACACCAGAGCTACCAAACGCAATGCGACCTTTTCCAGATGTGCCACCAGAATTATCTAAAAAGAAATTAAAATTAGCTCCTGTTTTTGCTTTTTCCGCACCGTTATGATATAAAACAGTCGCATCACCATCTATACCCTGCAAATATTTATTTCCACTGTTATCACCAAGCTCAATATTATTTGACCTTATAAATAAGCTATTACCACCCGCTTCTATAAATGCACCAGTTCCATTCTGAAATCTTAGATGATAATCATCAGAATCTCCAAAATTTACTTTTGTATCATCTGGGATACGGATTCCATTGCTTCTTGTTTCAAGTTTGCGTACATTATCATAAAAAAGCTGAACTGAATCATTTTCTGTAGCTATAAGCAAAGACTCATTCCCTGCCGCATTATCAACCTGAAATTGATTTGACTTAACAAATAAATTACCAGTACCAGAATCTTCAAGAAATGAATGACTACCAGAATGAAAAATTTTTAAGCCATCTTGACTTGTTCCGAATACTGCTTTTGCATTATCGTTAAAAATAAAAGCACTTTCTGATTTATCAAAGGTTATATTTTGATCTCCTGTACCATCAAATGCTACATCTGCACTAAAAGTACTATTCGCATCTACATCAATTCCACCGGCAAGAGTAAATAAATTTATCCATCCATTATTAGATGAATTTCTAATTTTAAAAATAGAAGCGGAAGTATCAGCCCACCATTGATATGCGTATTTTGTAGCCGGCTCTGAAGAATTTGAGTTATTACTTACGATTGCAGCAAGGGCATTATTTAAGTCTGTACGAAATGCCGCCCCTGATTGGTTGGCTATTACATAATCATGTGTTGCCATGCTTAGTCCTTTTTATATAAGTATATATTAGTTGATAACTTAAATATAAACATATTTATGTACCTTTACCAAACCCGATTGCTGTATATCTAAAATTAAGATTTTTAAAGTTGTTGCTTGAATCTCTCACCTCAATAACAAATTGGGTTCCTGTTATAGATGTGATTTTAAAATAATCACCTGTAACAGCACCTTCAAGCGTAATTCCAACTGTTGGTAAAAATGCTGTGGTTGAACCTCCAAGAGAGCCAGTACCTGTGAAAAATGGATTTGTGAAGGTAACAGTTTTTGCTGAAGTTCCGGATGCTATCAAACCATTTGTAGCCCCTGCATTACCGATACTGGTTTCTGTTCTTGGTTTTAAGCTTGCTTCATATCCTAATTCTGTGACATTTATATTTTGAGCAGGGTCATCTGATGTAAGTTCTACTTTAAATTTAAAACCTCTAGCTGTATATTCGCCATTCGCAAATGTATTAAATTGTGTGAAGTTTGGGCCTATATTACAAGAAGTTCCGCTTGAAATAGTTGCACTTGAACTAGCGGTAACTGTAAATGTACTTCCAGTAATTGTTTGTATTTCATAATTACCATCTGCAGCACTTCCGGCAGTAAAGTCTATTACAACTTGATCTCCAGCAGAATATCCATGTCCATTTTTTGTGATAGTTATAGTTGTTCCACTTTGCTCATAGGTGGCTGCTGTTGAAGTTGTTGTGGCTAATTGCGTTGTCGCAACAAGTAATTTTGCTCCAACATCTTCAGCAAGGGTTCCGTCAAATTCAGTCCAAGTATCAATATTACCTGTTCTTGAATCAATAAGGTCATTAGGTAAAAGACCAGAAGTAACAAATCTACGTTTTAAACTTAGATTAAAAATTCCACCCATTTCAACTTCATTTTGAAATTCGTAGGAACCACTTGAGTTAATAGGACCAGCAAAATCTATATTTGCTAAATCATCAATATTTTGTGTTATTGAATCCCATAATGTTGTTCCATCTAATAACAAACCATCAAAGTCGGCATCATAAAAAGTATTTGTTTTATTTCCTTGAAATGGTGGTGAATCTGTATCCTCTCTTTCTGTAAGTATTATTTGATTTGGTTGTGGGTCTGGTTGCGTAACAATGATTTTTGCAGCATTATCTGATCTACGACCACCATCATCAATAAATTTAATACTGTATGTTCCTGTTAATGCTGGAACCAATGTTTCACTAATGTTTCCAGACAGTTTTGGTATAATTTCTGTTGAGTTACTAAATATTGCAACAGCAGGGTCAACAGATGGGGTATGGCGCACGGAAATTGACCCCCCGTGGGTCACGTCAATGTCTGTTGCAGGGTTAAAACGTAGTCTTACAAAGAGATCTGAAACAGGCTCAATAGTTAAACCTGTGGGGTCTTCAGGAAGTGCAGTTTTACCAATAGCTTCAAATGTAAGATTGTTAGATGTAGCAGAAAGTTGACCCTGTACATTATAACTAAAAACCTGAATTTCATATGTACCAAGCTGACTATTTTTTATTTCAAAATCAGGACTCGAAACTTTTGTTGAAATAAAATTTCCGTTGTTATAACGATAATTTACTTGATATTCAATAACTCCCACAATCGGCTGCCAACTAAGAACGATTTTTGAAACAGCTTGATTATTAATTGGCACTATTGTTTCAACAGCAGAAAGGTTTGATGGTGGTGGCTTTAATTCATTTAAAACAGATATGGTTCTAGTTGGTAATGATGAACCATCTTCAATAAAGGCATATTTACCTACAACATATGACAGTGCTGTTATTGAAAAATTAATGCCATCTTGCTCTTCAACAGTTATTACTCTAAATTTTTGTGCTTCTACTGTTGTATTTGACAAAAGCCACACAGTATTTACATTTGGTGTTTGTGAGAAAGCAGTATCAACAGTAACAACACCGGCAGCGGTAATACTGGAAATATTTCTTGTTTCAACAGTACCATTTGGCAATACTAAACTCAATTTTGGTAAAGTTGTTGTTGCTGGTAAATCAGAAGCATTTGCATCGTCAATAGTAAAAACTGATGTTGTATTCGTACCGTCTGCATTTCCAACTGCTTTTAATCTTCCACCTCTTCTTACACCGGCACGAACTGGATCATTTATATCAATAATTGCACCCGGTCTAACAACAGCACCAGCATCTATTGAAGTCGAAAAACTTACCAGTTCAGATTCATTTTGTTCTGCAAATAATATGGCTCTGCCTAATCTTGCAGCTTGACCTCTTGATGTACACCCAAAAGCTTTTACTTGTTTTGTAATTATTCCAAATTTTGTTTGTGCAGTACTATCTTCTACAACTTCATAATCTATTTCTTGACTATCCATATTAAAATATGAAACAGCTACAGCAGTATGCCTTTGTTTTAAGCTGCTACCTGAATAATTAAAACCTTCAGATGTAACATTACTTAGATTAAAAAGATAGCTTGCATCTTTTGGCGAATCTTGTGTAATAGTAATTGAACCAGCAGAAAAAATTGGCATACATCTCATTACACCTGATAATTCATTTATTAAATCAAAAGCTTCAGAAGAAGTTTGAATATTTACGTTGCAACTAAATCGAGCCTCCTGTCCACCAAATCCATCACTTACAAGAGTGTTGGCATATTTACTTGCAGTTACAAAAGAAAATAAATCAAGGTTACTGTCTGTAATATGATCACCAAAACCATATCTTGTATTTGTTAAAAGGTCTAATAAAATCATTGCTGGGCATGAAGTCCAAACAGCAGCACCCATAACACCATTAAAAATATAGCCAGCTGGGTAAACAATACGACCAGTTGCAGTGTCAACAGTTGGTGTTCCAGAACTAGATGCACCAGCACCCGGTATTCGTACTTTTATTCCACGAATCCTAAACTTTCTTGATGGGATTGAACTAAATTGTTCGGAATCTAATCGTATTGCGTTATAAGCAGAGTTTGCATAAGTAGAAGCATCATCAATTATCTCTGTAAAACTTGTCCATTGAAAAGCATTAATGGTGCTGCTGCTGGTACTGTCTGCTGTAATTCTTGTAACCCTTATATCAACAGGAAAAGAGCCAGTTACTTTTACAGAAAAATCTTTTTGATATGCGTCAGCAGTTCTACCAGTAACAGTATCAGTATGAATATCAGTAAAACCACCAGAATTGTATTGAACAGAAATTTTAAATTGTACTGTATCTCCTAATAAATCTCCTTGCTCTGTAGCTATTTGTATCTGCGGAAATGTGATTGAAACTCTTATTCTATCTACATCTGTATTTGTAATTTGTCTTGTCACTGGACTTGCAGCAGTTACAGTTACACCCACAGGTATAGTGGATTGACTACTTTCTATTCCATCAATTTTTGTTTGGTTGGCAGTACCGTGTCGTGAATTGAATGTAACATCTTGAAAATTAAAGTCAACATCTTGCGGGTCTGTTGATGATGCTGTTGATCTTAAGATTGGTGTATCGTTTAAAAATACGTCTTTGAGATACGCATTTTTGTATGCTGTAGATGTTTTATCAGTAATACCTTCTTTTGAAGCAGATGCACTTCCTTCAATCTCGCCTTCACTTATGAGGTCAAGAAAGGTTGCAAACTGTTTACTATGTAAAGTATCAGGGGTTCTCGTAGGTTGTGGTGGTGGTGGAGGCGAACCACCTTTAGAACCACGAATAATTTTCTTTTTATCTGTCATACTTGTACTTGTTCTGTATCTATACCACCACTTATAACAACAGATCCAGTTATTATCTCACCATAGACAACAGGCACAGGCGTTCCAGCCCGACCTGTTTGTTGTGTACCACTAAAACTAAATGACAGCCTTGGATCTTGCTCTGATGTAAACTCAGGCATTTTTGGTACAGGGAATAACATACCACTTACACCAGTAAGAACTAATGCAGCACCAATACCAAAAGCAGCTTTCGCACCCGCACCAGCAGCCCCCATACCTAAAAAACCTTTTCCACCTATGGCAAGAGGATTTGTAAATAAACCACCAACACCAAAGCTCATTGCAATTAAAGCACCACCTAAAAGTATTCTTCCAAAATTACCACCAGCACCAGATACTACAGGAACAAATTTAATATCAGATTGTCCAATAGGAAAATGCAATTCATCAATTCCAACATCTTCTTTTTCTAACAACACTTGATAATACCTAGCAGCCATATGACTTTCCAACTGTGGAAAATTATTTACAAGAAAGCTTACAGCTTGTGCTGTTGTGTTTACAGAAACATCAAATTCTCTATGGCCAGTTATCTCGGCTAGTTCGCCATACAGTTTAAGTTTACGGAGCATAGCGTAACCTCATGCCAGTACATTTTAACAACCATTCGTTGTATGGTTCCTTACAGCTTATTCTATCTGCTAAATGATGTAAAACATCACCATCTATAAAAATCGCCACATGATTTAGACCTGTAGTTAAAATAGACATAAATAACAAATCACCATTTTCAAGTTTTTCTTCTGGTCTTAATTGCCTAAAACCAGTACGCCACGCACATCTTTCAAACATTGGATCTGCAATAAATTCTTCAGGTGTGATTGGTCTTTCCCAATCCCTTAAAATAATTCCTTTTGTTTCTTTGTACCAATCTCGTACTAATGCCCAACAATCAGTAACACCCCAAACCCAATGCCTACCAATAAGAGGTGGCTTGTAACCACTTGGCTCATAATAACCCCACTGTTCTGTTTTTGGATTAACAATATGCCAAGGTAATTTCGAATCTTCGCAACTTATCATATCTGCCTGACTTGCTATTGGTTGTGTTGTTGGGTGGCTATGTATAACAGCTAGAATTTTTCCAGTATCTTCTGCTTTTGCATAATCAACAGGGTCAATAATAAAACATTGATTTGACCAATTTGACAAATTTTTACAAGCAAAATATTTTTCTTTTCCTTTTATATCTATTAACAATCCACAAGATTCTTTTGGGTCTTGTTCTTTTGCATGAGCCAATGCAACATCTTTCCAACTCATATTTTTATTCGACCAATACTAGGAAATTCTGCTCTTGTACACTGTCTTTTTGGAGCACGAACACCAGCAAGATCAATAGGTGCAGCAAGTTCAAAAACAACAACCTCTCTTGTTTCTTGCGACTTTCTATCAATGGAATATATCTCTTGTGCAAATTCAGCATTAGGGTCTGGTGTTCCGTAAGGATTTACATTACCAGCAAAATTTACAGCATCAATAAATTTAGCAAGTGTTCGTATTCTAGTTAAGGTTGCACCTGTTAAATCATTACCAGTTGTTGTTTGATTTACAGTAAGAAGAATTGATGTAATAGTTCCAAGAACATTACTAACAGTTAAAGTTGGTCTTGGAATTTGTCCTTTTTGATATGCAAAGCCTTCTACCTGTACAGGAAATCTTTGGTATGTATTACCAGCCCAAACTATCTCTCCATTTGCATTTAAACTTGAACCAGCATGAAATCTATATGTTGTTGCAGACCCATGCAAAGCTGCAGTAGTTGTAAGAGTAAATAATTCAATTATTGATGAAGGATTAATAGATTGAATATCACTAATAACACTACTGCTCATGGTTCAAACACCTCTCTAAATGTACAACTCAAAACAGCCCTATTATTATATGGAATACTTTTTGTCCAGTTTTCGCAAACATATTGTTTTGCACCAGATACAGTAACAGTTACATTACCACTATTTGTAGCACTACTTGCTGCAGTTACAGTAAATGTATTTTGGTCAGCAGAAGATGCAACAATGAATGTGCCATCTGTTGCAGAACCAGATGTATAGTCAAGAGTTACAGTTTCACCAATAGCTATACCATGTTTGGTTACAGTGATTGTAACTGTGGTTCCAGATTGGCTGTATGTCCCTGTTTTTGATGTACCTTCGCCAGTTGGTGTAAAAGTAAAGCTTGCTTGGTCATTAGCTCTACTATCTAAGAATGCCTCTATTACATCTGCATCTTGTTCTGATTCATTAAATTGCACATTAAATGTTTTTGGGTTTTGATGACTAGCTAAACCAAATAAAACTCTATGTTCGTAGCCATCAGCAAAACGTACAAGTCTTTTTACTGGTGCTGATTTTTTACTAAAGCCAACATATGTAGGAGTAAATGATGGAAAGGTAGCCATTATGCAAGTAAACCTCCGGGTCGTTTTTCTTGAATTAATTGTGCTTGTATAGCAGTAGAAAGAACAAGACCAAGCTCTCTGCTTTGTTGTTCGTTGCCTTCTACATTAGAACCTGATGCATCTACATTAACAACAATATTATTTGTAATACCACCGCCACCTAGAGAATGATTTGGAATAATCGTGCCAGCAGAAGTTGGTACAAATAATTCTGGTCCTTTCTCACCTACGATTGAAGCTTTACCAACAGGTGGTCTACCACCAGCAGCAAAAGTTGGAAGATTTTTAAATATACCCTCAGCACCACCAAATACATTAAACAATAAAGTGTTTATACCAAGTTGTAAAAGTTGTCTTGCGATCATATTTAAAATACCAGCAGCAGCTTCACCTAATGTTTTGGCTCTCATTACAGCATCAGTTAAAGCATCAGAAATACCTGTGGCAATACTGTCTCCAATTTTCTGGAATATCTCAGCTTGTCTTTTTGTTGCTTCATTTATTCTTTCTACCTCTGTTTTTTGTTTCTGCAATTCGTGGTTTTGTTTAGCTAATGCAACAAGTCTTTCCTCTTCTTCTCCTTCAAATTCTTTTTTTATTGCTGCAATTTGTTGTTCAAGGTCAAATTCTTTTTTCTTTTCTTCTCCAATAATTTTTTCTCTTTGTACTGCATCTGTTAATTCTGAATTTTGTTTTTTTAATGCTTCTAACTGAATATTAAATTCTGCTGTAAGTTCTCTTGCTTCTGCCGCCTTTAAGCTTGATTTTAATTTTTCTAATTCCTCATTTGCTTTTTCTATATCTCTATCAATACCTATTTTTGTTCCTCTATCACTTCTATTTGTTCCTAAACCTTCAAGACTTTCCTCTAATTTTTTTATTTCTGCTTCAGTATTTTTTATTTGTTCACTTATATTTGCAGCCGTACCTGATTCTAAAAGTTCGTTAAATTCTGCTTGTTCATTTTTAGCTTTTAATATTGCAGCAGCTAAGAAACCTAAACCAACTACTAATGCCCCAATACCAGTTTTTACCATTGCTAATTTAAAAGCATGAACAGCAATAGTTGCTTTTGATATACCACCAGCAGCTAAAAAACTTGCTGCTGCCATACCTTTTAATCCAGTAGCAGCTAATGCAGACGAAACTGCTGTGGCTTGTGCTGATATGACAAAATTAGATAAACCAGTAACCGCCAAAGGTACTGCAACAGAAATACCTTTTGCTGCCAAAGCAATACCAGCAATAATTGCTGTAGCTTGTCCACCTTCTGAATTTAAAAAATTCAATATTGCTGTCAAACCTTTTACTGCTGGATCTAAAACAGGCAAAAGGGCTTTACCTATACTTTCTGATAAATCATCAAAAGATTCACCTAAATTATCAAGACTACCAGCAAATCCCTTTGAGGCTGCAAGTGCTGCCTCATCATATGATTCTTCTACAATATCTAAAATCATTGCATGTGCTTCTGCAACTCTATTTGTTTTCATTAACTGTTTTATTACTTCTGTTTGTTGTTTACTAAATGCAATACCAGAACGATTTAAGTTTGATAAATTTCTCTCAGGGTCCTGCAATGCTTTTGCAAGTTGCATAAAAGATGTACTGACATCAACTTGGTTTATTTGTGCAATGTTAGCTGCTTCTAAAGCAACCCTTTCATATGCCTCAACTCCTATTTTTCTAAAACTTGTTAATAAGGCAAACCCTCTTGTAAATTCATCTTGGCTAAATAGAGTTGTGTTACCTAATTTATCTGCAGCCTCTTGTAATTGATTTAAACTATGAGTACCAGCACCTAAATTATTTAAACCTTTTGCCAAAAGTTGTGAATCCCTTTCTCTTGCTTGAAAAACACTTAATGACCTACCAAGTAATGAAGCAGCAGTACCTATAGCAAGAATTGGAGCAACACTATTTCTTAATGCTGTACCTAAACCTTTTGCTGCTGTAGATGTTGCAGCCAAAGATTTTGTTGTATTTTTTGATGCTGCTGATAATTTATTTGTAGCTGCAGAAGCATTATTTAAAGAACTAACAGCATTTCTGGTGTCAACTCTTAAGGTAACAATACTTTCAGCCACTTAGCTTGCAAAATACATTTCTTTTATCTTACCTGTTATTTGCCTTAAGGCGCATCTTTTTTTCATTATCAGCTTTGATTTCGTAATATGCAGCCCAATATATTAATTCCTCTTCTGTCATATTTTGTCTTAGTTCTGTTAATGTTTTACCTAGCTCAGATGCGAGAAACAACTCAAAATTTAGCCAGTTATTTCTCTTTAATCGTTTTTTGCTGTATCAACATTTATTTTAAGTTCAAACAAAAACAACTCAATATCATTCAAAACTTTTTCTGGTAATAGTCTTTGTAGATCAATAGCATCTGCCAAAGCAAACATTTTTGACCCATCTTCTTTTTGTGCAATTTGGCAAAGCAGTTGTGTAGATACCATTAACGCATCATCAGTACCAACAGCAGTTTGGGCTTTCTGTCTGTCGTACCTTGTTAATGGTGGAAAGTAAACATCAATTTTTTGACCAGAAGGTAACTCTAATTCATATTTGCGTCTTGCAGACATAACATCACTAAAACCTTCAGTGATGATGTCAATGGTTCTTTTTGTTGCCATGTAAAATTAAATACTTTTACCTAATGTACTATATAGCTGAAGTAATGGCACCTGATGTAATAAAGTTAACTGTGATGACTTGAATCTCACCTAATGTTGCACCATATTCTGCACCAGTAATAATTCCAGAAAAACTAATTTTTTTTGCTGAAGTATCTGCATCTGGAAATAACTCGAATAAAGCATCTGCAGCATCACCAGTTACTAAAACATCATCAATAAAAGCCTGATAATCAGAGTTGCCAGCAGTATCATATAAAAGCTCACAAGAACCCTCGCCAGATATAAGACCACCAATAAAAGTTTTTGATGTATCACCTTGATTGGTTGTTTCCATTGTGTCTTTTGTAACTGATAAAGACCAAGACCTTGTAGATGCTACGTCAGCTTCTGTTCCTGCTGCGTTGTGGAACATAACCTTACCTACATCACCTTTAACTGCTGTTGCCATGACAATAAAAAAAAGTATTTATTATATGTTAACCTTTTTCTGACTTTTTCACATCTTTTTTAGGATTTTGTTGTGCCTCATAATATTTTCTACATTCAGGATCCCAATAATTTGGGTTTCTTCTACCTTTTACAGCTTCTATTGCGTCAAGCATTTCTTCTGTAATTTCAAGCTTTGCCATAATTAAAGTCCCTCATATGTTTCAAAGGTTACCCGCAGTTGTGTTACAAATTTACCCTCAGGTGGTTGTGAGAGTATTTCTGGTCCAACTACTGCATCAAAGATAACATTTGAAACTGTAATTCTATTGTAAAGGTCTCTTAGTCGTTTGCAAATAGTAAGATTACCACCACTACCAATTCCTTGTTCTGTAAAAACATTCATAGTTAAAAGACCTACAACCAAAGTATTTGCATTTGTTTGATTACCTTGAGATGTTATTTCGCCGCCACCAAAACTAACTTCGCATTGAACAAAGCTTGCATTACCAATAGAATCAAATGCTTGGTTACTAAATACAACAGGAATAACAGGGCTGCTTGCTAATTCTGTTGCCAATCTTCCTTCAATGGTAGATCGTACTGTATTAAGATCGGTTGCTGCCATTATTTACTCCTTATAATTCTTTTTAACTCTCTTGGAATATAACCTACTGTAAGTTGCTTGGCTTGTAATTCTGGGAAGCCTTTTATTGTTTGTTGTCTTGTTCTGTATCTACCTTTCCAACTAGGTGGTAACGCTGTTCCATAAATTACTGGTTCTGCATATTCCATTCTGTTTATAATTGTTCCTCTAAATTTACCTATATTAGTTTTCCAATCATTTCTTAAATTACCAGTTTCGCCAACAGGTGTAGCTTTCTTTGCTAATGTAGTCCACTGTAATGTTGTTTTTTGCACTAACTCTTGTACTGCTTCTGCCATAAGATCGTCTATCTGTTCTAATTTTATTTGTCTTACCATACTTACCTCAAGACAAGTTCAAAGCTGATAGGTGTATTATTTTGCTCATTAATAGAAATGCTTATAATTTTAAATTCAACACTACTTATAACAACTCTATCTTTTGTGGTTGGTACAAAGGTAAGGTCACCAGCAGATATAGTTAGAATTTTGTCTTGAGATTCAATAAGATCGTTTACCTCAGACCTATTTACATTATTTAAAGAACCTTTAATTGTAGTATCAGAGGTTGTTTCTGTTATGGCGCCAGTAGTTGTATTGTATGAACCAGCAGTAACTTTCCTTATGGTTACATCTCCACCAAGTTTACTTAGTGTTTTTGATGCAGCTTTTTTTAAGGCATTTGCAAGGCTCATATTAAATAAGCAATTACAGTACCGCTATCAAGCTTAACACTTGTAATTACACCCTCAATGGCAGTATTAGATTTAAACTGTAAAGATGTTAAATCGCCTGTAATATTTTCTGCTACAAGTGTATTAATAACAGAATCTTGTAATGCTTTTATACAGCCAAAGCGTCCTGTATGTGCAGCAGTATCATTAATGATTTTGGCAGCTGGGTAGTAGCTCATTGTTAACTCCTTTTAATTGCGACATTGCCGGGTCCACTAATTCGTAAACCAGTAAAGTACCGTTCAAATAGTGGTGGTACTCTATCAGCACCAACCGAACCATAAAAATTCGGTGTTGCATCTAGATTACCGATTTTAACATTCTTAAAATCTTCAAGACCACTTAATCCTAAACCATTACGATTATTATTCAAGTAAACAGCAAGTATGACTTGTGCCTTTTTTACTTGCTCTGGTATTTCTGTTTCTGCAAAATAATCTGTAGATATTCTAAATGGAAAGCCAATTGAATATGTATTTATGTAGGTATCTGGTTTTCTTACACCTTGGCGAGGCCATTGTAATGCTTGTGTATTAGTTACCCTTGCACCTAAAAATCTTTCTCGGTCAACTCTAACCGCAGCAGTATATAAAGCTCTGTTTTTATTATCATTACTTGACCCGTCCCATGCAGCTACATCATCATCTGCAACAAGACCTTCTACTATTGAATTTGCATCTGCCAG